GTGGATGGTTTCTTAATTTTACTTATTTTTGGACTTTTAATTTTAGGAATACCAATTTTCACGGCTATCTTTTAGGAACAAACATCTGTTGGTTCTTTTCTCTAGCGATTTTTAGTTTTTCTTCTGCAATTTTAATTCTTTCTGCAGCTTGTTGCTCTTGATTTTCTAATTTCATCTTCTCAACATCAATTCTATCTTCAAATTCATAAGTTTTTCTCTCCATATCTTGTTGAGATTCGTTAGCACGTCTTTGAATGTCTAATGCTTTAAGATCTAACTCTCTTTGTTTCAACATTACTAGTGGATCTTGTTGTTCTCCACCTTCTGCTTGTACTAATTGTTGAGTTAATTCTGCAGCACGCTTAGCAACAAATGAATTAAATTGTACTTGGTAACCATTTGGATCTTGTTGTTGCATAGCGACCATGTTTGGATCTTGCATTAACGTAGCCCCAATTTCTCCGTGTGATTGATAAGCGATATGATCTGAAATATGTCCTTGAAGTAAAGCATAAACCATTGGATTTGTTTGTACCATTCTGCTTTGCATGAATATTGTATGTGCATTTACGTGTGCAACGTGATCTTGCTCTGGAAATACTTTTAATAATTCCATTCTAAGTGCTTTAGAATTCTCTGTAGCTGGATCTTCTGGCATTGGTTCTTTTTCTGGAATCAATAAATCATCAATTTGTCTAGTTCCTAATGCTTCGTATACTCTTCTGTAAGCTTCTCTCAAGTTATGCATCTGTGGATTTGACATTGCAATCTTTAAATTCTCATTTGCAAGTGTAACTCTTTGTGCCATTGAATAGATACTTGGATCTGCAACTGGAATAACATCTACTCTACCATCAAAGTCTACAGCTTTAATGTTTCTATCTGCACCATAAACTGCGTATGGATATTCTGGTGGTAAGTAATCTGCAAATACTCCTGCTAAAATTCTAAATTCTTGTTTCATAGCGTAGTAACATCGCTTATGAATAGCTGACATAACTCTAGAACCACGCTCTAATAAAGCTATAGTCGTGCCTACTGCTGCTTGTTGGTTACCATCTCCTACTTGCATATCTGCAATTGAAGCAAATCTTTGACCTGCTTGAACCACAAAACCTAATAATTGAAATAAAGTTTGTGAAGGTTCTTTAAATGGTAGTATTTGAAACTGATCTTTTATGTTTCCGCCTGGTGCATCTACGTCTCTGAACTCACCTGGTTGGAATGGTTGGTCATCATCCCTGATTCTAATTCCACGGCTCTTGAATCCTGCTGGTAAATTAGCAAGAGTACCTGCATCTAATAACTGTCTTAAGCTAGAAGTAGCAGTTCTAGATAATCCACCTATCATGTGAATTAATCCAAAGCCATAAAATCCTAAACCTGGTAAAAATTTAAAGTGTACAAAGTATTCTTTTCTTGTTTTTAATGGATCATTTGGTTCATAGTTTCTATAAACAGATAGAACTTGTTGTGAGCCTTCATCAATAGTTACAATGTATGGTATTTTAATATTGCGTTCTTCTTTGTCTGCTGTTGTTTCATATTCACTTAAATCTAAATCAACATGCATTTCTAAAATGTTATATTGGTATACTGTATCTCCACTTGGTTTTACACCTTCAATCTCTGATAGCTTTTGTTGTATAGCTGTTTGTTCTGGTTGTTTAGGTATTAATTCTACATCTATATAGAATCCAGCTTTTTGATATTTAATAACATCATTCTCATTCATTTTAACAACATGAGTAATACGCTCAGAATCTTTTAGATCTGTTGCATAGTATGGAACTACTAAATCATCTGCAGGTATAAATTTAGATACTGCACGTTTTAATATTTCATCATAGTAAATCTTTTTAAATGCTGATCCTGATAATGGTAAGTAAAATAATAATTGATCAAAGTCTGGAGTGTACTCTTCCATTTCTTCCATCAACATATAGTTCATGAAATCTTTAACTCTTTCTGATTGTTTTAAAATATCTGGTGTTTCTAATCCAACTACTTCAGTTCTTACTGGACCTTCTGCTGGTAATAATTCTTTGTAAGCTTGTGCTTGAAATTGTGTAACTGATTCTGCAAGTAATGGATGTGTAACTCCTGTTGCTCCTTGGAATGGTCTAGTCATGTCTTGGTATTTAAATCCTAATAGATCTAAACCTTGAACATAAGTTTGTTCCCAATCTAATCTTGATACTCTATCTTTTTTATAATCTGCAATAAGATCTAATGCTAGACGACTTAGTGCTCTTTCGTCCATAGTCTCAGCAAGATTACCATAAAAGTTTTCTTCTACGGTTTCTTCTAGAACTTCGTCTTCTTCAGGAAGAACAACATCTAAACCTTCTTCAGGAATAGAGTTGTCTTCCATTGGAAGCTCTTCATTAATCTTATCTACTTCAGCCATTAAAAAAGTTTAGTGGGTTTACTTCTTGCTAATTTGTTTCCTCTTGCAACTACTGATCCGCCTTTAGATGCTTTCATCATTTTACCTGTTTTAGCACCTTGCATTCCCGATAGTCTTGCTCTTAGTTTTGCTCTAGGACTTTCTGCGTTCATTTGAAATGGTGTACCAATACGTTCTAGTCTTGCTGCTTCAGATGCTCTGAATCCTTCTAAAGAACCTGGTTCTCCATACATTCCTGTTTTAGGATTTAATGCTGTTGATGCTGTTTTAGATGCAAACTCTGCTCTTGAAGCATCTTCTTGCATTGCTTGATTTGCTGATCTTTGTGCGTCTGTCATCATTGCTTTTCTTGGAGCAATTGATTCATCAGAAGTAAAATCTCTAGTTTCGCCTCTTGCGATTTCAAGTCCTTTTTCTTCTGCAGATTTACCTAATACTTTAGACGCGCCGTATGCTGCAGCGAGACCTAAACCTATTTTAGCTAAATCGTTTAATTTTTTTCTTGCCATGGTTTTTTCTCCTTGTTGTTATAACAAGTTTATTCTAACATGCAATGATAATTAGGACTATACTTTACAGTAAATCGTTAATATATCCGCCACCTTTTACCTTGATTTCTCCACCTTCTTGCTTCTTATCCTTCATAGTAAAAAGTTCTTGTTCTAATATACCTACCTGATCTGTATCACCTTTAACTTTGGCTTCTTCTAATAATTGTAATAATTGTTTAAGTCTACTTGGCATTATATTAAATCCTTAATGTAATCTTTACCTTTACCTACTTCTACTGATCCACCTGATTTAAATCTTTTAGTAATACCAAATCTAATTTCTTTTCCTTGTGGATTTTTTGATACACCAACACCAGCGGTTGTTGATTTATCTTCTGAAGTATATTGTGCACCAAGTCCGAGGTCCGTGGAGCTTGATCCTGCAATACCGTATTCTGTTTGACCCTTCTTAACATTTGCTCCTATGACTGGCTTTTGTTTTTCAACATCTACACCAGCAGCAATATTTGCGTATTCACCTTTTGACTTATCTAATAAATCTTTATCGACTAAATTTGTAAGATCAATTGCAGATCCTACAACCCTGTCACCAAGTGTTCTAGAAATTTTATTTAACGTACCCACTTAGAATACGCCTCTAAAAGGAACCTTCTTCACTTGAATTGCTTTTTGTCCTCTAGCAAAACCACCTTCCATAAATGATTCTGTGTCTGTAACATTTGGAATTGGTTTAGCTGCTGTACCTTTTAAACTTTCATATGATACAGGGGGTTTTTCTTGATCGTAGAATCCTGGTTTGAATTCATTACGACTTGTGTAAGGATCTTCTGACATTGCTTTTTTAATTTTTTTTAATTCAGCTTCACTTACTGCTGCGCCTGATAAATCTTTTAACATTTTATTTTTTATTTTATTAGACATATTATCTCCTAGTATAGTTTAGCGGGTCTTGTGCCACGGATCGCGGCTCCTGTGCCTCTTACAGCACCACCTTTAGAGAATGCTTGTCCCATTCCTCTTTCGGCCATTCCTCCGCCTCGTTTGTTTTTAGTTCTTAACATTTTAAAATCTTCTCCAGATATCTGACCATCTTTGTTAACATCTAGTTTAGATTGCTTACCTGATAATCCACCAATCATATCACCTTCTGCTGCTTTTTTCATTTTAGATTGACCTGCTTCAGATAATGCAATAGCGATTGCTTGTTTAGGATTTTTTACAACGGGTCCTTTTTTACCAGAATGTAATTCTCCTTTTTTAAATTCTTTCATTACTTTTCCAATTTTCTTTTGAGACTTAGTCATAGCACCTTTAGCTGCTTTAACCATTTTACCAGATGTAGTTTCTTTATAACCTTTTTTTTCCATCTTAGTTTCTTTTCCTTCTTCCATTGTAGATTCTCTGTCTTCATGTAACTTAGACATGTCTTTAGCTTTTTTCATAATTAAAATACTCCTTTAAATTTAGTTCCTCTTATTGCAGCTCCCTGGCCACGTACCATGCCGCCTTGTTTTTTTGTAACAACTTCTCCAGTTGTTTGTTGACTAACATCCTTATTAGCTTTTTTATCATAATATTTTGCTAATTGATTACCACCAATACCAAGATTACTTGCAACTTCTCTTGCTGTTGATGAATTTTTTAAAAGTTTATCTGCACCAATACCAATTAAACCTGTAGGAATATTTTTTGCAGATTGAACAGCTAAACCTAAAAAAGCTTTTTTAACTTTTAATTTTTTCATAAGGGTCCTAATAATATTTATATTCTTTTGGAACTCTATCCATAGGATCTTTCCAATCGGACCCTGTCTCAATAAAGTTACCTTGTCGGTATCTTAACACAGCTTGCGTAGTACTATCAACATAGTCATCATACTCTCCATGAGGAAAAGCGGCACATTCTTCAATAACCTCTTCTGCAAAGTGTTCTCCCTCTGGATACCATACGGACCCTCCTTCAAATACAGGAGCACAAGCATTAACTCTAGAATGCTTATCTTTTCCACGTGATGGTGTAAAAGGAATTACGGGTATACCCATTCTTCTAAACTCATGGGTCAAAGGCTCACCAGAAGCTTTAGCTTCAATAATAACAGAATCAGGTTCCCAATATTTATATTGTTCCATTGCAACTGCTTTTAATTCTGGAAAATCATATTTACCTTTCATAGCATCTAGTAATATTAAATTAGGGCCCCCACCTTCTTCTGGAGTAAATATACCCCACGTAGTAATAGCAGAATAATCCGCAGACTCCTTTGCACTGAATGCAGTATCATAACTTTGTATAACATGTTGTAGATGTGGAATATGTTCTTTCTCCCAAGGCTTCCACCAATCTCGTTTTAATATAGCACCTTCTTCTGATGTAGGGTTCTGCATATATTGAGCAGACCAGTTACGAACAGGTAGTGTTGCTTTAACTCTTTCTAATTCATCTATCTGCCAGAACTCTGGCCACAAAGGTTTACCTGAATCTAATATTGCAGGAAAAGATATTAATTTCCATTTGTCTGCTTTATTTTCTTTTTGTCCCTTTATCAACATCCCTGTTAAATCGTTCTCGGCCCATCTTGTCATAACAAGAACTATAGATCCGCCTGGTTGCAAACGCTGTCTGGGTCCTGATGCATACCATTCATATGTTCTCTCCATTGCTTTCTTAGATAATGAATCTTGTTCTGTGTGTGGGTCATCTATAATTAATAGATCGGCACCTCGTCCTGTAATTGCTCCACCGACCCCCGCAGCAAAGTACTCGCCGCCATGATTAGTTTCCCATCTACCTTTAGCTTTAGAATCTTCTCGTAATTTAACATCCCCAAATATTTGTTTGTATTCTTTTGAATCAATCAAGTTACGGATCTTCGCTCCGAACCTTGCTGATAATTCAGCATTGTGGGTTACTTGCATTAATTTTAATTTTGGAAACTTACCCATCATCCAAGCAGGAAAGAATACGGAAGCAAATTCTGATTTTGTATGTCGGGGAGGCATATTAACAATAAGGCGCCCCTTTTTCTGGCTAGCTATATTAGTAAACTCTTTAGACATGATTTGGTGATGGCCCCACTTTGTAGGGTCCTTTTCTTTACGCATGATAATATCGGGCCAGACCTCTTGTACAAAATATAAAAAATTATCTTGGCACAGTTGTATGTGTTTTATCCATTTCTTTTCTACTTCTTCGCGTAGTTGCTCAGTTGTTAAGAATTCTTTTTCCATGGGGTCCCTTTTGATTATACCGTGCTAATTCTTACCTTACTACGTTTATGAATCCTGCTCAAGCTCATCATGGCTGAGCCTTACTAATTCGCGTGTAGGTTGTATTGTGGCAGAAATAAGGCAAGTATAAGGTCAACTGAGTTATGACCCTTAGGGACGAGAGCCAAGCCTATACCCTCACGGCACAGGGCTTTATGGGTTCTGATAATAGAGAGTTATCAGAACTTAACGGCGACTACTGCGAACTATCTCGGCCATGTGTTCGAGTGCCATGCATAGTCCTGCTTGTGTGTCTGGGTGCGTGGCGATTTCAACCAACCCTCTCGCCTCATGCCTATAAGTTTTGACCACTCTCTGCGAGGGTACTCTAACTAAGTTAAAACAATGTCCACCATGTTTGTTCAATACTGTTTGCCATGCTGTTTGATACTTACTCAGTCCAATGTTTAGGGTGGATTTCTTGGCTCGATTGACCTTTAATTCTAGCCAAAAAGACTGTCCATTTATTACTGTAAAAAGGTCTGCAACACCTCTGCTTGTTGTCGTTTCTATTGCTTGAAAATAGTAGTCTTTATTTAGTTTTTTTAAGTCTTTAATTCTCTGTGAAAATATACTCTCTGGTTTCTTAGACATAACAAATCAATCTAATTTAATTAAGGTAAGTTATACAACCTAAAGATGTATTTTGTATAGCATACTATTAGTAGTGTATAAAACTATCAACACCCACTAATTGACC